GATGGCGAAAAGACATATCTGATGGATTCTCTTGTGTGGGAGCAGGGCTATACGCTCAGCGGTGCAGGAGTTGTTACGCAGTCTGATAATTGGAAAACTTCACAGCATATTGATATCACTGGATACAGCACGATAACCTTTGAAGATATCGCTGATTCCGGACTGCTTGGCTGTGATATCCATTTCTACAATGCAAATCAGACCCACGTATCCAAAGTCGGTGGATATTTTAGAAAAAGCAATACCAATTACCCGTCACCTAAGACTCATACAGTGCCGGATGGTGTTGTATCTGCAAGATTCTGCACAAACTCAGACACCACTAAGTTTGTAATATATGCAATGTAGGGGGTGCCAGTATGAATCTTTATGATGGTAAAGGAAATGTTGTAAACATTTCCGGAGGCGGTTCTGGTAGCACCGAAAACCTGACCGATACGCATATTTCTGAATCTGCAAACATTGAACTTTCCAAACTGTCGAACGTTGAAAAAACACCGTCTGTCAGTATCATCCACCTCATGACAGACTATGAGTGGACAGAAGGTTTGTATATTGGTAGCGGTTCGGGTGCAATCAGCCAAAACGATGCGTGGGCTACAACGGAAAAAATTTATCTGACAAGTGCTGATACTATCACCGTTGAGTATTTCATGGCGAACCAAAAGTTCTCCTTCCACGCATATTCTGCCGATGACAAATGGCTGGGTCGTGTGGTGGATGAAAATGCGTCTGCGGTCGGTGGCATTGTAACTTTTAATGCACCTGAAAACACTGCGTATATTAGACTCACCGTGGCAAAAGGTCAAGCAGGAAAAGAAACGGTATGTTCCGCAACATTCGAGATGGCTACGGAATTGTATGATTTTGTCAACACCCGAACCCGAAAAGTCAAAGAACTGGAAATCCGGGAAGAAAATAACGCCCGTTTCGATGCGTTGAATGCTCTACTGTGGAACTATACCAAATGGAAAGGAAAGTATATTGTAGCCGACGGCAATAGCTTGGTTGCGTCTGCTAATTGGCTGAAATATACTTGTGGTTTTCTTGGTGCTGTCGAGGTCAACATGGGCAAGTCTGGCGGTGCTATCACCAGACCCGACCAACCTAGTGCAAACGCAACCATCGAGGAAAAAAAGCAGTTTATTGTTGACAATGTGGCAAACAACTACCCGGACAAGGCTGATTTGATTATCTTGCAAGAATCCTCTTTTCTGGATGGCGAGTATTCCGACCAGATGGACGGAGCAGACCCAAAAACCACATGGACAGCACGAATGAACTACATGATTCGGTGTCTGAAAACCAAATACCCCAATGTAGTTATTGCGCTCATGCCTGACCCTACATGGTACGGCGTGAGTACATCCACGGATGGCGGCAATGACAGCGGAAGCATTACGTCCGTAACAGACCAGTATATGAACAGCAGAAACCATAATTCTCTTGAGAAAATACGTGGACTGGCTGAATATAATCGTCTGGCGTTTTTCGATGTTGACCACAGTACGCCTTTTAATCCTCTGCGTCTGGATAACTACTATTCCCGGTATTATTGGTTGCATGAGCAGTATCCGACCGTTACGCAGGACGGCGTACATCCTTACGAACCGTACAACAAGGCGAAGGGCTTGGCTATGGCTCATTTTGTTGCCGGGTTGATTTTTGACCCCAATGCCCCGAACGATGCGGTTGAAGGATGGCAGAATGAAATCTATATTCTGAATGCTGACGGTTCGACCACATATCCCGGTCAGAGTGCTGAGTAAGTCAACATTCTGAAGAGAATCACGCCTAACAAACATGATTCTTTCATTCATGATCGTATCGCTGCCGGCAAGGCCCCGATATGATCAATAACGCACATAAATGATCGTATAGCCCTGACCATTTTGCGGAGGTCCCGAAAATGGTTGGGGCACCACATAAGGAGGAAACCATGACTGTGAAAGACAGACAGTGCCTGCTGACCTTTCTGAAAAAGGCTGACGGCACCAGTTACTACACCGGCGATGTGGACGGCATCTATGGCCGTCTTTCCCGGAAGGCAATCCAGGA